CGGGGTTGCTGCGCGGCCGTGGGCGCGGCGGGCGCTGCATTCGGCTTGGAAAGTCTCATAATACTCATGGGTGTGTTGTCTCCTTCAGTTGTCGTCACCGTCGTATCCCCGGCGGTCGGGCTATCTTCGTCACGAAGAATTTCAGCTTTCAGCGCAGACATCAATCGCTTTTGTGAGACATCCTTAACGCTGATGGTTTCGAGCTTCACGCCGTCCAGGCTCTGCTTCATTATCAGAATGTGGACGATCACATGAGCGGCCATATTGCCGCTGCGGCGAACGCGCCGAATGAATTGGTCCCACAGCTCCAGGTCCCACGTCGCGCTGAACCAGCAGATATGCATGCATTGGCTGTCTTGCAGGTTCAGGCCGTGGCCGGTGCTGGCCGGGTGGCAGGCCATGAGCTGTATCTTGGCCGTGTTCCACTCGGTGATGATCCTGGCCTCGTCCTTTTCGCTGACGCCGGACCCTATGAAGTGGATGCGATCCCGCTTGCCGGGCTTGTTGAACCACTGGCGCAGGCGCTCGCGGTCGTGTTTGAACTCGTAGGCCACCAAGAGCTGCTGGCCGTTGAGGCTGTCCACCAGATCGTCCAGGGCCTCCAGCTTGATGTCGTGGAGCACGGCGACGTTCTTGCCGGTGTCGTCCAGGTACAGCGCGCCGTTCGCCATCTGCGACAGCTTGGAATAGACCGAGGCCGCATTCACCGCCGTCACTGTGTGACCGGGTAGCTCGGCGACCATCTTGGTCTTCATCTGCATGTACTGCGCCCGCGCCTGCGGGGTCCAGTCCAGCTCAAGCGGGTCCGGCACCATCGGAGGGATGTAAATGTAGTCTTCCGCGGTCATTTGCAGCACGTAGGGCTTAATCTTGTCTTCGATCCGCTTCGCCCCGCCCGGCATGAGCTGGTAGTCGAAGCCGTTGAAGTCGAGCTGGAAGTAATTGTCGCGGAAGTGCGTGATGTAGCGACCAAGTGCCGCACCATCATCCAGGATCAGGAATTGACCGAACAGGTCCATGTAGCCGTTCGGCGACGGCGTGCCGGTCAGGCCCCAGCGGTAGGGTATGCCCTTGAGCCGCGGGCGGATGGCCTTGTGGCGCTTCGACTGGCTGTTCTTGAGCTTCGTCAGCTCGTCAAAGCACACCACGTCGAATGGCAGCTTGCGCCCGAAAAACCGCTTGGACAGCCAGTCCAGGCCCTCCGGGTTAATCAGGAATATGTCGGCGTCTTCGGCCAGGGCCTCGGCTTTTCGTGGGCCATGTAAGAAGCTGAAGCGCAGGTGGCGAAACTCCTCCCACTTGGCCGCTTCCTGGCGCCACTGGTTGCGGCAGACGCGCATCGGCGCGACCACCAGCATGCGCTTGGCCTTTCCTTCGGCCTTGAGACGCAGGAACGCGGCCATCGTAACGGAAGTCTTGCGCAGTCCAGGGTCCAGGAACAGGGCTGCGACGTGACGGGTGGCCAAGTGGTCCACGGCCCGCAGCATGAACGGCTCCGGCCTCCATGGCTTGTACGATGGCGGCACACGCCTCGTCGCGACTGTCTGCCCAGATGGCATCATAACCGGCCTCCCGCAGCGTAATTAGGCGCTGCATCTGCAACTCGGTGGGCTCCTCGCCCGGCCGCTTGAACTCTATGAACAGCGGTCGCCCGCCGAGGATCAGGAACAGAACATCCGGCCAGCCGCTGGTGACACCGGGCCGGAAGGCCAGCCGGATAAGTCCGACGCCAATTGACTTGGCGAAGCGGATCGCGGCTGCCTGTATCCGGCCTTCTGGTGTCATCTAAGCGAAACGGCATTGGCCACCGTTATCCCTGTTGAACATGCAATAACGGCACCGCTTGTTGGGCTTCGGCGCCCAGGTGATGTCGTTGAACATGGGTTCCACCTTGCGGTTCCACTTGGCCAGAATGGACGGGACATCCGCGCGCTTGTAGACCCGCGTCACTTCGTCGCCGCTCTCCACGTAGACCAGCCGGGTTTGCACTTCGGTGGCCGGCGGATACTTGCAGAGGAAGGCGGCGCCGAACACCTCCATCTGATCGTCGTTGTCTTCGTAGCGCTTGCCGGTCTTGTGATCGACCGCTTCGCCAGACATGTCTTCGTAGAGAAGCGCCACGTCGAGCACGGCGCGGAACCAAGTGTCATTGCCGAACCAGCCGGTCGGCGTCCACTGCTTCGTGAAGCCCCACTGCTGCTCGACCAGCTTGCTCTCGGCCGGGAAGCGCCGCATCTCGTCGTAGACATATTTCACCTTGGGGTGAATGATCGTGGGCATCACGTCGCCGAGGTTGCCCATGACGAAGCTGGCCAGCTCCTTGTGGATTATGTTTCCACGTTCCATGGCTGGGCTGGTGATCTTGGCGACCTTTTTGACCTTTTCGAGATAATAGGCCAGCGGGCAGTTGTCGTAAGCCGCCCAGGCGCTAAAACTCCATGCTTTGACTGCGTTCATTGTGTCTCCTCGCGCCCCGTGCGCCAATAGGTCGTTGTGACATCGGCCACTGCGCTGGCTGAAACATCTGCCGAAATGTGCATTTCGTCAAGGCGGCGGTTTGCGATCAGCTCCTCCAAGCTCGGCTGGCGGACGGAGAAGTGGACGTGGCGGCTGAAGCCCATAGGCACCCAGGCGCCGCACTCGCCGCACTTCCACGTCGTGTGGGCGTCGTTCACAGCCGGCTCCAGGAAATGTGCAGCGGGCCGACCACGAACGTCAGACCGGGCTTGCTCAAGAGGTGCCCACCAATGTGCAGGGCGAACGGAAGGCCCCATTCGCACAGGCGCAGCGACACGACGACGGTAGGTATGCCGCGGCGGTGAACACCAGTCCACAGGTTGGCGTCGCTCAGACGATAAAGCAACAGGCTCATAGGGTTACTCCTTCTAATTCGCTGTTGGGGAATTTCTTCAGCGCGCCCCAGGATACGTCGCTGATCTTGCCGTCACTGCGCATTGGAACGCTGATGCGCTCGGCTTCCATGACTTCCTTCAGGATCAGCATCTGCCGCTTGAAGTCGCCGCGGGGCGCACTGAGGTTGATTTCATCGTAGACCGTGACCAGGAACCGGGCGTCTTTCTTCGGGTGGTTGTGCCAGTCAATGATCGCCTGCTTCGTCACGTCGGCGCCGCTGCCCTGGATGATGTAGTTAATAAGCTTGTATTCGTAGGTCATGTGCCGGCCGTGCTTCTTGCTGAAGCCGGCGGGCTCGACCGTGTAATAGCGTCCGCCCCAAGTGCGGATTTGGATACCGCGGCGGATCACGCGCACGATTTCTTCGTTCAGCAGCTTGCGGCCAGGAAGCGCCAGATCGTGGAAGTGCTTCAGCTCCTTGGCCTCGGCCGACGAGCAGCGGAGCTTGTTCATCAGCGCCTGCAAGCCGCCCCCGTAGAGGCCCTGGAAGTTCAGCGTCTTGACCTTGGTGCGCTCAAACTCGCGCCCCGCCACGCGCATGAACTCGCCGCCGACCATCTCATGGGGGTCCAGATCGGGATCGGCCCAGAAGGCCCGCCACAAGGCGCCCTGCTCGAAGTGGGCGAAGATGCGCATTTCCTGGCCGCTGAAATCTCGGTGTATCCACACCTGCGTCGGGTCCGGGATCATGTACTTGCGGCAGAGCGGCAGGTGGGGCACACCGAGAAACTCGGGATGCTCGAAGCCGTCGTCGCGCTTGCTCTCGAAGTCCTTGCTGATGTTCAAGAAATTCGGGTTGGTCGTGCTCGGTCGCCCGGTGCGCGTGCCCCCTTCGGGATTGCGCACTTGGTTCCAGTTGGTCGAAATCACGCCGTTGCGTTGTTCCCCCTGGGCCAGCCAGGGCTCAATGAACATCGTGAGGCACGTTTTCATGCGGTTGCGGTAGCCCAGGGCGGAGGCGATGGCTGCGCCGTTCGGGCCAGTGAAGTGCTCAGGCCGCAGGTTGTCCTTGCTCATGGACAGCCCCGTCTTGGTGGACACCCAATCCTCTGCGGCGACGATCCCGCGCTGGAGCAGCACCTGGGCAACGTCCTGATCGGCGTCGAAGTTGAGCCCGCTGGCGTGCAGCTCGTCGCGCAGCCAGTTCTCGGTCAGGACGAAAGCGTGGTTGTATTGCAGCTTGTCGCGGTGCAGCCCGTCCAGGTCCACATGGATACCGTCTCGCTCGTTCGCCATGAGGATCGGTTGGAGCTGGCGTTCGCGGTCGTAGGCTGGCAGCATGCCGGCGTCCACGATCTTGGGGTATAGGTCCCTGAACAGCCCCTTGGTGCGTGCCACGTCGCCGCAGGCATAGGGGGCCACAAGCTGGGCCGGCGCGGCGAATATCCAGGCTCCGGCCTTCATCTTGCTGATCTTGCCGTTCTTGCCGGCGTTGTGAGCGTTCCACGGATAGAGCCGCAGCAGCTCCTCGCTGTGTTGCATCACCCACTCGGCTACCGCGTCACGCTCCTCCGGTGGCCAGTTCAGCAGGTTCTCGGCGAGGGGCTTCAGGCCCAGCTCGCGGGCGTGGGGGTTGTGCAGGTAGGCCAGGAACATCGTGTCGTCCACACGATCCCACGGCAGATCGGGCAGCCCGCCGCCTTCGCAGGCTACGCCCAGGTCGAATTTCGCGTTGTGCATCAGCACGCGCTCGCCGCTCGCCCAGATGCGCTCCAGCATGTCGATTATGTCGGCGTCGGTGCAGTTGTTGCCGGTCGGGTGACCGGACGCCATGTAGAAGGGGTCTTGACCCGGAAAGCCGACAGCGAGGCCCACGGGACGCGGCGGATAGTGCGGCCGGTCGCCTATAGGATAGGTTTCAAAGTCAAGTGTGATGGTATCAGGTACTACAGCCAACGGTGCCTCCATAGTGTTTCGGCGTGCTTTGTCTGTGGCGCCCAAGTCCCGTGCTGCACAGCATCACGGATGTTTGATGACCTTGTTCCGTAGTGAAGGTTATAAGCCCCGACATGCTTGCGAATACCATCTCTGTGCCGAACCTCTTGTCCATCGGGACAGGGGCCAATAAATGCCGCGGTAACAAGTACATGCACGCACATTGAGTTTTTGCGCCCCAAGCACACCGTCAGATACCCACTGCTGGAGAGGCCGGGTTTGAGCGCTTTACCTCGGTATCGCCGCGTTCCTGTCGCTGTCGCCACAACTCTATTAACAGAGCGCACTTCACCATTGCTGCTGACTTCGTAGCGGCCTTCAAACCCTATTACCGGACGCCACTCGTGCGTAATCATGGTGTCTCCTCAATCTTCAGCCCGGCCTTGTCGAAGCAGTCGCGGATTGCGTGCCACGGCGTCGGGCCTTCCCCGTATTCGTGATACCATTTGTTGATCCCGTTGTAAAACCGGCTTCGGACGTTCGCCCGCCATATGCCTGTGTCAATTTGGCACAGGTTGTTCATCGTCAGCTTCGTGCCGCGGAGCAGCCCGATCATCTGGCCGACTTCTGCCGCCTGTTCGTCCGTCATGGCTGCGTCGGTAACCTTCCTTGGCAGCTCGGCAACCCACTCCGCTGCCGCAGCCTTCACGGGCTCCAGCAGCTCGGCCGGCAGGTTCACCACCCATCGGCCAGTGGATGGGTCGAACCAGTGGCTGCGGAAAAAGGCGTCCAGCTCGGCTATGCCAGTCGATTGCTCGGGCTTCACCTCGAAGCAGAGGTGATCGAAGTCCGGGTCGGGGATCAACGTCTCGTCCAGCTCCTCGTAGGCATAGGCGCACACCGAGATAAAGAACCGCAGGTGGGCTTCCTTGTCTTCGACAGAACCGACGAAATCATGGGGATGGATCAGCATAGGCATCCTTTGGCTTGAATTGGTTGTCGCGCCCTGGACCACGCGCCGTGTTGGTGATGGGTGGCACGGCTTCCAGGTGCGTGATGTTCATGCAGCCCTTACGTTCGCAGCAGTGGTCCACGTAGGCGAAGCGCTCCAGCACAACCTTATGAAACTTCTGGTAAATCCAGCGGTGGGTGTACCACGTCTTGCCGTCAATGCTGACCTTCCCATGGCCCTGGCCATTGTGCCAGCCCGTCCAGATGTAGTGCTTGCCGCGGAAATCAATAACGATTTCAATGCGATCAGCCCATTCGACGGGGATGTACCAGGGAAGGTCAGCAGGATTGCACATGACAGCCTATTCCGCCTGTTTACGCCGAGACAGGCACTTGTGCCTGATTGTCACCACGGGTCGCCTTACGACCGCTGAGGCCGGCCCGGCGGCGGAGCACCCAATCGTTGTGCTTGGCGTCTTTGGCCACCAGCCGCGCCAGGGCGCGCTTGAGCTGCCTTGTGAGCAGATAGTCGTCATAGTGCTCGCAGGCATTGCGCGGCTTGCGCATCCCCCACCGGGTATCGTCGCGTCCATCATGGCTGCCACCGCTCGGGATCGGCGTCGTGTTCTTGACACCCGGCCCCACCCGGTTGCCATGCCGGCCGTATGTGTTCGACAGCGACCGGAAGTTGAAGTTGGGGGCGAGGATCATCGCGGCGAAAGCTGCTGCGGTCTTTTTCATATGTGTCTCCTTTTCGGCTGACCCGGTACCACAGACTTGTAGTGCGGGTCGCGCATTTGTTCCTCTCGCAAGCGCTGTGCCGCAGTGAGGTTGTCCCACCGTGACCACTGTCGCTTCGTTGCTTCTGATGGCTCAGTCGTCTCCGTCATCGTCGGGGTAGTCGGTTGCATCGTCTCGCATCCTGTCCCTGTGTTCATCCTGTAGTGTCTCCGCCGCCCACTTGGCCGCATCTGCTTCGCTGGGTTGGTAGCCGGCTGCCACGAAATTCTGTGCGTACTGGCTCCAGGACATGTGGTCCATGAAGTGGCGCTGCTCCGGCGTCAGATTGGCCCGCTCCTCGGGTGTCAGGACATGGCCGTTCATCCCTTCCTCCAGCGCCGTGTCTCGGACACTTGGCGAACCATCACGGTCGCGCCCAGGTTGCTGCGAACGACGTGCAGTGTCTCGGTGCCGACTGTCATGGCTTCCACCCACACCAGCGGGTAGACGCCGCGCTTGGCCCAAAAGCTTTCGATCTTCGCGGCGAGCACTTTGGCCCCATGTTCGCTGGTATAGTCGGTTACGCACAAGATCATGTATTTGCTCCTTAAAATGATGGGGTGGCGGGCGCCTTCTATATTCAGGGGCACCTCGTAGGCTAGGCCCGTTATCACCACCCCAAACTGTTAACGACGGATCGTGCGAACACCGGCTGCGGTCTGCTTGGCCGCGTCACGGTCAGGCGCTTTGTAGCCCTGGATCAGCAGCTTGTCGGCCTCGCCGTAGCGCTGAAGCAAGATCGGGATCAGCTCCTCCGGCACCGTGTCCAGCATCTCGAAGTGAACCTGATACTGAAACTTCGGATCCGGCTCCAGGAACAGCCGCGTCACCACGGCCAGTGGATGGGTGTTGTGCGTCGCCGACACCTGCTGGGCGTACTTCGACCAGTTCTTGACCGACGTTACGGGCAGCTTCAGGAAGGCGATGTCGGCCGCGGCGTAGTGCTTCAGATCGGTGATAAGGTCCAGATCGAAGTCACGGCTGCCACGTTTCGGCGAGTAGAAGCCGGCGGGGATCAGCGCGAGGCGGCGGCGGTTCTGACACGCCTTGCCCTTGCCCTTGTCGGCCGTGCCGTAGACATTCCACTGACAGCCCTTGCAGGTGTCGCTCTGCGGAATGAAATAGGACAGGTCCGATTGCATTGACGGGTGCGGTCCCATATCCTCGGCCGCGTCGCGACCGAAGGCATAGCAGGTGGGCGCCTCGGCGTTTTCCGGGTCGTAGGCTCCGGCGTAATAGGTGTTCTCCATCACGGCGTCGAGCACGATCACGCAGGCTTGATTGCCCGGCATCTGTTCGTCGCCGAAGGCGAGCGTGCCGCCCTTGGTGGATAGGAATGTGCCGGCGACGATTTGTTCCTGCGTCGTCAGGCGCTGCGCCATCTGCGCCAGTTGTTCGTTGTAGTTCACAAGCTCATTGCCCATGGGTGCCTCCTAAATCTTGGTGATGCTGACCTTCGGCACAAGCACCTTCTCGGTGCCGGGCAGAAGCGCTCCGGTGTCTTCGATATACTCCGCAACAACCTTGTCGGAAAGCCGTTTTTGCAGCATGTCGAAGCGGTCATTTGTCGCAATCCAAAGGTGGAGTGCGGGCCAGTCCGTCGCGCGGTACACCGTATCCGTGGTGATTTGCGCGCGGTAGAGCAGGCCCGCTGCACCCGTGTCGCCGCCAGCCGCCTTCGACTTTGAGAGGTTCGCGATCAGGTGCTCTTTTAGCTCCTTCTCGCGCGCCTCGACGGCTTCGACTTCCTTCGTCATGGCCAGCCGCAGAGCCCGAACACGCTGGTATTCGTCAGCAACGCGGCCAAGGGCTGGGTTGATCGGGTAGCCCGCGTGGTTTTGGTTCTGAAGCTGTGTCATGTTAGTCTTCCTGACGCGGCTGGTTGTCGCCGACCGTCGCCCACTGCGGCGCGTGGTTGCTGAATTGGGCGCCAAGAACCGCGGCCGGGTCGAAATAGATGGTCGGCGTTTCCATCATCGCACGCTTCAGGATGTCGCGTTCGATACGGGCATGCATCCGTTGCAGTGCGTCGTAGGAGGCCGACTTGCCCTGTTGCAGACCGGCCAGATCGAACCCTTGGATGCGATTGAAGTCGGGCAGCGGAGCCGGCGGAACGAACTCGGGCGCTTTGAACGTCAGCCGCGGGTCCACGTTGGCTTGTTCCAGCAGTCCTTCCAGGCTGCGGGTATTGGCCACGATCACCTGCTCCGAATTGGAGCTGGGTGACGACGCCGTGTCCGAGAACGCCACCAGCCCGCCGGCCAGGGTCTTGAGCCGCGCGGCGGTGCCGCGGGCCAGCGACACAACGTGGTCTCCATAGAGGTGGGATACGTGCTTCGCGTGGGCTTTCTTGGCGCCTTCGAGGCGCTTGGCTTCGAGTGCGGCCTTCTGATCGGCGCGTTCCTTGTCGGCGATCTTCGCGGCTTTCTTCGCTTCCTTCTCACGCTTGCGATCTTCGGTGATACTGGCCTTATAGACTGCGTCGATCACGCGCTGATGTTCAAGACGCTTACGCTCCGCGGCTGTGACTTTGATGGTGCTCATGTTCATTTGTCTCCTTTACAGTTCTCGCACTTGCGTGCCCCAAATTTCCCGTGGACTATTCCACGGCCCTTGCAGAGCGGGCAAGCATTTTCAGCTCCCGGCTCTGCGACATATTGAAGCAGGAAGGCTTTCGCCGCCTGCAACTCTGCCATCGTAATCGCACCCACCTCGCCGGCCGTGTCAGGATGGTTCGCCTTGACGGCACGGGCATAGGCCATTTTGATACCGACCGCGCCCAGCTCGTCGGCTGGTTCGTTGGACAGTCCCAAAATGAGCAATGCACGGGTGCGTGTAATCTTCATTTCCCTGCCTTTGCAATCATCGCGCCGAAGGTGGGGAAGTTGGCCAGCGCCCGGTCGAAGTCCGCCTGTGAAATCGGCGCCTTCCAATGGGCGAAGTTGGCGACGATCAGATACTGCTTCAACGCGCCGCGGTGTCTGAAGCCCATTGGGCTGTCGCGGTTCACCAGATAGTTGACGCCAGCATTGCGCAGCTCGCGCGATAGAAGGCCGGGCGTCACCTGCTTGCCCACACGGCTGAACAGATTGGTCGCAATGAAGTTGGGGAACAACATCATCAGCTCCTCCGGCGTGTAGAAGTCGCGCACCTGGAGCTGCTTGATGTTGACGGCAACAGCGCGGGCCGCACCGGACGATGGACCATTGCCCACCTCCTCGGCCTGTGCCCAGGCCAGCGACGCCATCAGCCAGTTGAAAACCGCGTGGTTGTCGGCATGCTTCATTTTCTCGGCCAGCTCTTGAATGGGGGTAAGCCCTTCCTGGTAAGCCATGGCCTTCTCGGCCGTGAGCGGCGGCGCGCTGGGCGGAACCCAGCCCTTCAGATCGTATTCGAGCATCCAGCCCATGAGCGCCTTCGGCCCGCCTTCGTTGAACCACGTCCCGCGGGATCGGCCAAGGTAGGTGTATAGGGCTTCGCCGTGCGCGTCAGTGCGCTTGTCGGGGCAGTTGACTACGATCATGCGGCGATCATCCGCACTAAAGCTGCCGACCGCGCGGTCATTGGCGGTCAGGACGAATAGACCGAAGAACTCGATTTCCTGCTGCTTGCGATACTTCTCGTTCATCTGTTGATCGACACCCGAAATCAGGTTCTTGAGGCGGTCGCCGTAGTTGTCCAGGTGCTTGCGCTCAACCTCGTCAATCGTGATGAACAGCTTCTTTTCTTGCCAGCCGTTGAAGTCGGCGCCGAGCAGCTTCGAGTTGATGGTCGTGCCGAAGGACCCGAAGGCCCACCGCAAGCACTCGCACCATAGCGATTTGCCGCATCCCTGGTTGCCGATCAGCACCAGCGCCAGGGGGATTTTCGCCTGGGGGTGCTGCACATGATAGATCATCAGCTTCAACGCCAGATCGCGGTCGTTGACGGCCATGGATTGGAACAGGAAGCTGTTCAGGTCCAGGAACGCCTGGATGCGGGGGTCGGATGTCTTTACGTTGCTCTCCTCGTTCCACCCGTCGAAGATGTTCAGACAGGGGTGCCCATTTTCATCAAGTACTTGGCGCGGTTCACCGGGCCGGAACAGCAGCTTGCTGTAACGCTGTGCCCGTGGATGCGTCAGCCATGCCTCGCTAACCCGAACGGTCTTAGGGGCCGAGCGCTGCCCAGCGCCAACCGTCGTAACGCTGTCTTTTGAGTGTGTGCTGCCACATTTGAAATTGTCCTTTTCGATCCAGTCGCGCGTATCCAGGTCGTAGACCTTGCCGTCCTTTTCGATCCAGGCCACATGCTCGTTCAAGGCCATCACTTTCGCGTCCAACAGGGACAAGCAAGGCGTATCCGCCAGCAGCTTGCCGAAGGCGTCGGCGCCGTGCTCCAGCAGATAATCGTCCAGGCCCACCTTCTTACCATCCGTGCCGTCAGGCAGGCGCACCACGTAGCACTTGGCGCCGCGCTGCGTTCCGAGGATGTTGATTAGCCGGGCCTCTGCCGCCACGATGTTCGGGTTGTGCCGCGCGTCGCTATCGAACACGACGTAAAGATCGCGGCTGTGCCAGTCCAAGCCGTCCAGCTCGGGCAGCAGCTCCATAAGCCCTGACCCGTAGTTCCACACGCCGCCTAGCCCGACGACGGGGAAGCCGGCAAGGCACCCGGACAGAGACTTGGCCTCGCCTTCTGTGATGATGATGGGCTGGGCAGCGCTGGCGAGCACGGCAGGCCAGTCGATCACGGGAGGGAAGTAGCAGCGCGTCCCAGATCGGCCGGGCTGTGCGTAGCGCTGTACCTTCGTGGCGAAGGTCGTGCGCGGCGTTTCCAGGTAGCGAACGCGGCAGAAATCGTGCTCGGTGCCGTCCTTCTTGAAGTGCATGAATGCATCGGCCTTGCCGTCAGGCTCGTAGTAGGGAATGACGATGGCAGGCAATGACTTGAAGTATTTGTAAATCGTGCTGGCGTCGGCGACTTCAAACATGCCAGCGCGCTCGGCCTGCTCTTGCGTGAGCCCGCCCCAATGCTGAAGCTGTGCTAAGCCGGCTTCAGTCCACATGCTGCGCCTCCAGATACTTGGAGGCGAATTTGTGAAAGTCAGGCCATGCTTCGTAGTGGCCAAGTTGCTGATTGCATCGCTGGCATAAAAACCCGCGAAACTGTCCCGTTTTGTGATCATGGTCAATGTGCGCTGCGTAAGGCTTAGCTCCTATACCCAGCTCCAATGCATGCCCACAAATTTCACAGAGCTGTGTGCCGCCTACCCAGGCAGCAATGATGTCAACAGCCGAAATTGCAGGCAGTCCTGCCTTCTTTAGAATGTGATTAAGCCGGTGCAGGTTTCGCCCGATACGCGTTGCCAAGGGGTTTTTAGCCGCCCACGCTTGCCGCGCGGTCTTCATAGCGGCCGGGTGTGCCTTGCGCCACGCGGACATGTATATTTTTGAGTTTGTCGCCATGTTCTCTCCGTCGCCCTGTTTTGACATTTAGTTCCAAGGGCGCCGCGTTGTCAACGTACAATCAGGCCAAGGATGACGATCAACAGGAACAGGGCCGAAACCCCAACAGCTCCACAGGCAAAGATCGCCGCGGTGCGTTCCGCAGGCGAGACAAAACGCCGCGTCAATTCAGTTCCCCGGTCGCTTCGTATTCACGCAGCGCCTGCACAGCATCCCGACCAATGTCGCCATAGTGCGTGCCGATCCGTGCCCAGGTCATTTTGTCGCATACCAAGATGTCAGCCGTGACAGGGCGAATGCGGCGTAGGCCCTTCACGAGGAAGACGGTCTGTTGCTTCGTTGCTGGTGTCACTTCGTCACCTCAATCCGTGCGACATCCGCGCGCGCCTTCCAATGCTTCTCGACAGTGTGCTCCCCGATCTTCTCAAGGGTCGAGTAGGGGATGCGCCACACGCCCAAGCCGCCGCAGCGGCTCAACGTCGGGCGGAATGCCTTCAGCCTATGATCCAGTGTCGCCGTGGCCAGCCCATTGGGCTGCTGCCCGTGTACCTGCACCCCGAGCTGGGCGATCCAATCGACCAAGGCAGGAAGCCCGGACAGGATCGTCGCACCGGGCAAGCCAGCTTCTGCATCGGGATCGGTATCGGCGATGGGCTCGGCATAGTCGTCGGCTGCGGAGTAGAAGCGAACGCGAACGCGCCACTGGTTCTTGCGCCCGTCGCCGACTATGTTCTTGGCTTCCTTGGCGATAAGCAGCACGACTGCACCGGGGTTTATGCGCTCAATGCCGGCGATGTCTTCGGCCGCGTCGGCCAGCGCAAGGGCTGCCGCGCGGTACTTGTCAAGATCGTTCATTGGCGTATGCCTCCACAATGCCCCGAAACTCCGGGCACACTGACATGACGGATAGCACGGTGTCAATGTCGGCCAGCGCTTGCAGCCCGTCCAGGCGGTTCGCGCAAGCTGCCTCGTCGGCCAGTTTCCTGGCATCCCAAAGGGCGCGGGCTATTAGCCTGTCCACGCGGTCGGATGATGGACGATGCGCCGTTTCTTCGTAGTGCTGTAGGCTCATAGCATGCGCTCCCTGTCGGCGCCGATGCTGATTATCTCGGGACCAGCACCACCAGATTGCCATGCCACGTTAATGAATATGAATGACCCGCACGGGCTGCATGCCTTATAGATCGGGACCACATGCGGCAAGCCGTCGCCGATGCGGTGGTAGCCCATCAGCCTGAAGCGGGATAGCGAGGATACGATTTCTCTGACCCGATCAAGGCGCACACGGTAGCGCGGAGAGTTGAGCAGTGCGCGCCCGGTGCTGTCCAGCTCGCCTTCTACGCGGGGCGTATGGTAGGCTATCGCCGCCTCGATTGCGAAGATGTCCGCGGCTGTCAGTTTCGGGGATGTAAAGCCCGTCGAGTATCCATAGTCGCGGCGCAGCTTGGCGTTGATGGCCTTGCGAATGCCGATCACGTTGGTCTTAGTGACCACGCCAGACTGGACGGCGGCAAGATGGTCAACGGCCATTACCAGCACTCCTTACGGATGGTGACGCCTTCGCGCGTGGCGCGGGCAAGCAGGGCTTTCATGTGGGCATTTGTAGGGTTGCCTTCCGTCCTGCCAGTGTGGCCCTTGCTATCGGTCCACTCGACGTAAGCAGTGCGCTGCCCGCTGTCGCTGTAGGTGCGAACGAATGCATCTTCGATCGATACGATCATGGTCTTAGTCCGGTGTGATGCGCCCACCTAAAGGCGGACCGCTTCCAGGCGGGCGCGGGGATCAGGGATCAAAAGCCGAGGATGGTAAACTCGCGGCACACCCGAGCATGCACCTTTTCCAGAACGCTCAAGGCAGCCGCTTTCACTTCGTCGCTGGTAGCGCGGCGCACACCGCGCAACGCCTCGTCGAGGTCCCATGACAGGCGAGACGCATCGGCCGAGAGCCTGCGAATACGATCGGCCGTTGCATTGGCAACATGTTCATCAAAAGATGCCAGCGGCCGCACACTCAATTCTGCTAATCCGTTCATAGTCTTAACTCCTTAGCGTACCATCATTGGCACGGGAACGGGGAGCGCTACCTCCCCTATCCTTTGTCAATGCGGCGGGTTTGCGTTGTCAATCAACCACGCATCCGAGCCGCTGGTGTAGGCAACACATAGCTGGTCGGGGAAGGTGGCAAAAAACAACTCGATAGCCGTCGTCACTTCGTCGGCGATCAACCGGACCACGACACTATCGTCAAGGTAGACCTTGCCGTCCTTCGGGTCGCGCCATGCGCCCTTGCACTGCCCCAAGATCGTATAGCCGTTGTAGGCATCCAAGAGGCCGGCCTTGAATAGGGAACACTTTGCCGCGGTGTACGGCTTGCCATTGTTGTCGTTCACGGGAACGATAAAATCGAACGCTTTCATTGTGTTAACTCCAAGTGGTTGAGGTGTAGGTTAGAACAAAATCAGTGCCACAAGGCACCCAAGCAGGATTGCGACGACGAGCATTCTATCTGCGCAGTAGAGCGCACGGGTATGTGACGTGTTGCCGCGGGCTGCATGGCGAGCGTTCGCGGCGAAGGTGCGTTCGATCGAACGGCGGGCGGCGCAGCTGTCAAAGGTGATGTGATTGGTCATTTAAGCAGCTCCACAATGTCGTTCTTTTGCTGCATGCGCTCGGCGCCGGCGTCGGCGCCGCCGGCGTAGGCGGCGGAGGTGGCGGCGTCGGCGGCGTAGGTGGCGGCGGCGGCGGCGTCGGCGGCGGCGTAGGTGGCGGCGCGTTTGGCGGCGGCGGCGGAGGTGGCGGCGGAGGTGGCGTAGGTGGCGTAGGTGGCGGCGGAGGTGGCGTAGGTGGCGGCGGCGGAGGTGGCGTAGGTGGCGGCGTCGGCGTCGGCGGCGCGTTTGGCGACGCGTTTGGCGGCGTCGGCGTAGGTGGTGTAGGTGGCGGCGGCGTCGGCGGAGGTGGCGTAGGTGGTGTAGGTGGCGGCGGCGGCGGCGTCGGCGGCGGCGTAGGTGGCGGCGCGTTTGGCGGCGCGTTTGGCGACTTCAGCGCACTCCGCAGCCAACCCAAGGCGGCCCATAACCCACAACACGTCTGACACCGTGGTGCCACGCCGAAATGCCTGCGCAGGGGTTAATTTTTTTGACTTTCCGAACATGGTTATACGCTCTTCACGGTTGCACGGGTGCAGTGCCAGCAGCTCGTCAAGCGTCAGTGATTTGGTCATTTACGGAACTCCTCGTCAAAGCCCAATGGGCGGAAATACCAAAGCAGGCCAAAGGCGGCCAGCCCGAACACAACCAGTGGCCACAGATCGGTTGACAGCGCGGCGACTAGTGCAATTGCAGCTAACCAGCGTCTCATGATCTCAAACCCCCAGCGCTGCGTCACGGCGTGCGGCCTGCTTTTGCAGCCAGCGTGCAAGGCGGGCTGTGTCCCGCTTGTCGCTCTCTGCCTTAGCCACTTCGTGAATGTTGCGGTAGTACGGCGAGATTTGGATCATCTCTAATTCACCGTCGTTCATGAGTGGCATGTCGGCGGCGGTAAGGAGGGTGTTGAGGGTTGTCATAGCCCATCACTCTCAAATCGGGTGTAATCGGCTGCGCCCATGCTAACGTTCATGTGCAAGCCCCAAGAGCGCCGCGCCTTAAACCACGCCACGGCGACACTATAATCGGCAAACGTGGTGCGGCAGTGGGCATGGTCCAAGAAGCGCACGAACACGTCAGCGCCGTCGTCGGTGCGCGTCATGGCTGCGATGATGACGGGTGACTTGTTGCGGGCGTATTCCAATAGTCCGCGCAGATTGTGCGACCTTGCGACGACGCGCGTCCCGGATTTAATCTCGATTGTCATGGTCTGTCCTGCCATTTTGTGCCGCCTAGTGTCAGCGGCTGTATGCTACATGCTATGCAGTTATAGTGCCAATTAGCGGATTAATGATTGGCCCAGGCATTCCGCGCAAAATGGTGTGACAGGTTAAGATCGACGTGTCAAGCTGGCACAGCGCGCCGTGTCACTGTGTCACTTTGAGACTAAGCCTGTGCCATTGCTGGACTATTTGGCCCGCTTTGTCGCTCCGTCACTGAGTTGCCCCGTTGCTGGGTCGCGTCGTGCCGTTGCTATGATGTATTTCAGTATCAGGGGTCGAGGTGTCACCTCACCTTCGCCATATACACAATGCTACACCTTTATATTAGCAATCATCTTAGAACAGAACACGAGGAAGATAAAAGCTAAGCAATTTACGATTAGTTAGCACTCCCGGCTTAGCCCGATCCACCTCCCAATCCCGCAGTGACGCCGCCACGTCGCAACATTCTCCGCCTCGACTGCTAAGTGCTATATAACTATGATACATAGCTGCTACTACATCATGTCACTATGATACATAGCAGCAGCGCTTTGCATTCAATTCGATTTGTTTTCATTTTGTTCTATGTTACGTAGTGACAATGCTACTACGTTAACTGCGTATATCATAGCAATGACGTTGCTATGTCCCCCCGTGCCCGCGCTGACCTTGGTAAAACGAGGTTAACTTGGCCGGGGGGTACCTTCGATAGCTTCGTCGCGCTGAGCTGTACGGTGCGCACACTGGAGAATACCCAAAATCCAGTGGATGCTAACTAATTTGAAGTACTTAGCAACATGGAAACGGCGCACGCAGTGACGGAGCGCTGAGCAACCGCGCTTTGACCGACAACGAGGTCACGGGGTGGCAGAATAAGAAAATTCTTCTAGCCGGCGCGGGTTTCGATAAGGCAAAGCTTATAACCAGACCTGACGACATATCGGCCAAGCGATCGGCCAACTCGCCAGCCACGACGACTTACCCGATCCGCCTGTGGTCGGAATTGGTGGAGGGGAACTTTTGCACGCCTGAGTAGTTTCCGAAGTGGACTATACGTAGAACTACTGCGACAATACGTCCGAACCCAAAGGAGTGCTCCCCATGATCGGTATCCTCGTCCTCGTGTTCCTCGCCCTGCTGGTTGTCGGCGCCATGCCGACGTGGCCCTACAGCGCACAATGGGGTTACGGCCCCAGCGGCGGGATCGGCCTGATCGCCGTTATCTTGATCCTGCTGTTGCTGTTCGGGAGGTTGTAATGGATTGTGTCGTCGCCATCGCGGCATTTGCGGCCGGCTTCGGCCTCGCGCTGTTCATGTGCGACTGCCAAAAGCCGGCGACGACGATCATCAACCTCGTAGTTAACATTTGGAATAGGCGTAGGTAAGCCAACCGCTGCCGCGTCTAGGCCCGCTCCCCACCGACAGGTCATGCCCGGCGAACGTGGGGAGCCGGCTGGGGCTTGCATGCGGAGCTTCGGGCGCTTATCCTCCGCACCTCAATCAACGGGAGACACCCATGGGATTTCTAACCGCACTCGGCAGTGCCGCAGCCAGCTCCGGTGGTTCCACCGCTATGGGCGCCATGTCGTCAGGTGGCGGAAATGCCATGGCCAGCCTCTACTCCGCCGGCACCGAGCTGGCCAAGCAGAAAAAGCAACAGCAGCCCGCCGCGGACGCGCCGCAGACCGGCAGCCCCGTGTGGGGCGATTATGGCATCACCGGGCAACAGTGAGGAGACATCATGGCAGAAGATCGAACGAGCAACGACGAGAAGCTGGAAATCATCAAGCTGGAGAAGCTGTTGGCATCCCGCACCAACCCGGACGGCAGCGCCCGAGCAGGGTTCAAGCACAACGTCTCCTACATCCAGGGACTGCTCGGCCAGCTCTACAAGAAACGCGGCGACAGCTTCGTGGCGTTCTCGCAATGAGGGCGCCACTGCTCCCCATCGGCAGGCTCGACATCGCCGACTATCAGGACGAAGTGATCGCCATGCACGACGTGTGCTACGGCCACGAGCTGGAGCCGCCCGGCCAAGAGGGTTGGTGGTGGGCAGCCTGGGACGGCGACGAGCCGGTGGCCTTCGCACAGATGGTGGTCGATCCGCTCGACCCCAAGGGCACGGTCTACTTCAGCCGGGATGGAACGCTGCCGCACTATCGCGGCCGGGGCCTCCAGAAGCGCTTGATCCAGATCAGGATCGCCGCCGCCCGCCGCATGGGTTTCACGACCGCGGTGTCCGACACCCACTTCGACAACTGCGCCAGCCTCAACGCCTACATGCACAACGGCTTCAAGACCTTCCTGCCGGAGAACCCTTGGATGGGCGACGGCGAGGTTTACCTGATCCGCGACCTGTGTTAATGCTGGCCCGCAGACCACAGAGGTGACCACATGTCCGGCGTTCCGCAGCTCCCGTCCTCACTCCCCGGCCACGACTTGCTGCCCTATGTCAGCGCGAAGCGGCGCAGCCAGATCGTGGATACCATCTTCGAGGGTCTGGGCGGCGTCGAGCGCATGCAGGATTGGGCGGACAAGAATTACAGCGAGTTTATGGCCATATGGGCCAAGGGCCTGCCCAAGAACTCCGCGACGGAGCACACCGTGAACCTCGACAGCGTTGAGAACTTGCTTGACAAGCTGACGCGCGAGGAGAACGCTGGCATCGTTGACGGCACATTCACCGAAGTTGGAGGAGAAAACGACGAGCGTTGACACCCACTTATGGGCATAGTAGCTTCTACCGGTGCGAGGCCGTCTCCTCCTAGCACAAGCTCCGCCGGCAGCGCTACCGCCCCAACCCAGCGCAGGCCAATGGCCCCGGCGGAGCAACCTATCTCATGGATGAAAAACTACAGAACCTGAAACTACTCCGCGACGACCTGAAGGTGTTCGGCCCTCAGTGCCTGCGCGTGCGCACCAAGGAAGGCGACCTGAAGCCGTTCGTGCTCAACGCCGCGCAGGAGGTGCTGCACTCGAAAATCGAGGCACAGCGCAAGGAGAAGGGTTGGGTCCGCGCGCTGGTGCTGAAGGGTAGACAGCAGGGCATCTCGACATACACGGCCGGGCGCTACTACCATAAATGCAGTATGCGCAGGGGCGTCAACGTCTACATCTTGTCGCATGAGCAATCCTCGACGGACACCCTGTTCGGGATCGTGGACCGCTATCAGCGGAACAACACCCTGGCGCCGCATGTCGGCACCTCGAATGCCAAGGAGCTGGTGTTCGACAAGCTCGACAGCTCCTACGCCGTCGCCACCGCCCAAACCAAGGCCGGCGGGCGGTCCAAAGCCATTTCGCTGTTCCACGGGTCGGAAGTCGCGTTCTGGATGAACGCCAGCGACCACTTTGCCGCATCCGTGCAGGGCGTTCCGCTCGCCGCCGGCACCGAAGTCATCCTGGAAAGCACCTCGGCCGGCGCCGGGGGCGAGTTTTACGGTCGCTGGCAGGACGCCGAAGCCGGCCGCGGGGACTACATCCCGATCTTCCTGCCCTGGTGGCTGTCGCCGGAGTATGCGCGCGAGCCCGAGGAGGGTTTCACGCTGTCCAGTGAGCCGCCGGACGAGGGCGAGATGTCCGAAGTCGAGTATGCCGAGACTTGGAAGCTAGACATGCGCCAAATGGCCTGGAGGCGGTCAAAAATACACGAATTGCGCAGTTTTGAGCTGTTCAAGCGCGAATATCCGGCCTGCCCGGCCGAAGCTTGGACCGCCCCGCCCGGCATGGCGCCCTACATCCTGCCGATTTTCGTGATGCGCGCCCGGAAACACACCTACGAAGCCACCGGACCCCTGATTTTGGGTGTTGACCCGGCCTCCGGTGGCGGGGATCGCTTCGCCATCGCTGCTCGACGCGGCCAGAAGGTGCTTTGGGTGCGCTATCGCAACAAAATCAATCATTTGGAGGGCTCTGCCTGGATCAAGGACTTGATCGACACGCTGCACCCCTCCCGAGTGAACATCGACGCCGGCAATATCGGGGTGGACATCATCACGAACCTGCGCACGATGGGACCGGAGTATGTGGAAGTGGTTCGCAGTGTCAACTTCGGCGGGACATCCCAGGCCAAGCTGGCCAAGCCCAAAATCCCCGGCCCCAAGAACCGCCGCGCCGAAATGTGGAAGCGCTGCCAGGAATGGTTGACAGGCGAGGAGGGCGCCGATCTGCCTGACGAAGATACGCTGCTGTCCGATCTGTCGGCGCCGCGCCAAAAGCCGTTGCCAAACAACGACTTCATGCTGGAAAGCAAGAAAGAGATGAAGGAACGTGGCATCCGCTCGCCCGATCTGGCCGACGCGATTGTGCTGACTTTCGCCTCAAACGAGTATTTCCCAAATTACCGCGAGCCCAAGCCGGGCGCGGTTTTTGCCAACCTTGACGCTCCCCAGCAAACTGCGGTACAACAGGGGCCAGTGTTTGGCGGCATTTCGCCTAGTGGGCCACACGGCTGGATGGGGTGATGAATGAAACAAGACCTGTTTAACGAACAACCTGACCCAGGCGCTGCTGCCAAGCGCCCTGACATCCGGCTGCCTGACGACTACACCGACGAACACACGTTCCTGACGGATGTCATTCGCGAGATGAACGACGACATCAACTACGACCGGCTAAACCGCGAGGCGGCGCTGGAGGATTTGCGGTTCATCGTCGGCGACCAGTGGGACGACATCGTGCGCCAGCAACGTGAGGCCGCGCGCAAGCCCACCCTGACCATCAACCGCCTGCCGGCATTCATCGCCCAGGTGGTGGGCAACCGCCGCATCAATGAAACGACGATCAGGGTGATCCCGGACAACGACGAGCAGCAAGCCGCCGCGCAAATCCGCGAGGGCCTGATCCGCAACATCCAGAAGACCAGCCGAGCTGAGCTTGCCTACGACCGCGCCATGGAAGGCGCCGTGGGATGCGGGATCGGGAATTTTCAAATCGAATTGGACTGGAACCCGGTGGATGTGTTCGTTCAGGACATCAAGATCAGTGCCATCAACGACCATCTGTCCGTGTTGTGGGATCGCATGCGCACCGACCCGACCGGCTCCGACGCCCGGCATGTGGCCGTGATCGACACCTTCTCCAAGCGAGATTTCTATAAGCGCTGGCCGTGGGCCACGCCGGGCGATGTCATCCAAGACGCAGCGCTTCGCGGTGACCTTCGCATGAACGGCTGGATCGCCCAAGACGACATCCGCGTGTGCAGCTACTGGCGCATGCGCACTCGGCCGCGCACGATGGCGCTGATGATGGACGGTACCACGCAGGACATCACCGACGAGCTGAAAGAGCCGGGTGAAGCCCTACAAGTTCTGGCGAAAGTCAAGCAGAAGCCTGACGGCTCGCCCTATATTCGCGACGTGCAGCGCCCATTCGCGGAAATGTATATCCTGTCCGCGGCCAACTTGCTCGAAGGCCCCTACCAGCTCGACATCAGCCGCGTTCCGGTCTTCCGGGTGCCCGGCTGGGAAATGAACGTCGGCTCAAGCGTCCACCGCTGGGGCATCACGCGCTTCCTGAAGGACCCCCAACGTTACCACAACTTCTGGCGGTCAGTGGTCGCCGAGCGCATCATGCAGACCCCGCGGCAGGTGTGGATTGCCGGCGCGTCAGTTGTGCAGGGCCGTGAAGCCGCATTCCGCAATGCGCATCTCAGCGATGATCCGCTGCTGGTCTACAACGACGACAGCGGCGGCAAGCCCGAGCGCGTCGCGCCCGCCCAGATTGAAAATTCGCTGATGGCGCAGGCTGAAACCTCGACGCAGGACATCAAGGACGTGTCCAACATCCACGAGGCCAACCTTGGCATGCCGTCGAACGAAGTGTCCGGCGCGGCCATCATGGCCCGCCAGCGCGTGAGCGACACCGGAACGGTGATCTATCACGACAACCTGAACATGGCGCTGGAGCAGTGCGGTGTGACCCTTAACGAGCTTGTCTCGACCGTCTACGACACGGCGCGCACCATCAAAGTGCTCGGCCAGAAGCAGCAGCAGAAGCTGGTAAAGATCAACGACCCTGACGACCCGGACGCAATCGACATCACCTTCGGCAAGTATTCGGTCAGCATCATCACCGGCCCGAGCTACGCCACAAAGCGCATGGAAGCCCTCGCCAGCATGACCGCTCTCGCCAACGCGGCGCCGCAGTCCCTGGCCTTGTTCATGGACCTGTATGTCCAGGCACAGGATTGGCCGATGGCCGACGAAATCGCCGCCCGCATCCGCGCCACCATGCCGCCGGGAACCGTTCCTCTTGACGATCTGTCGCCGGAGGAGCAACAACAACAACAGGGCAAGGCGCAGGGCGCACAGGCTCAGCAGCAGCAGGCCGACGCCATGGCGAACGCGCAGTACCAGAAGCTCCAGTCAGAAACGGCCGTTAATGCCGCACGCGCACAGAGCTTCATGGCCCAGGCGCAATCGACCCCGGCCAAGGATAATCTCGCCGCACAGAACGTCGCGTCTCAGATGACTGACCGCGAAATTCGTACCCACCTGGAAACCATGAAAACGGTCCAAGGCACATAAAAGGAGACAACATGAGCACAGCACAAAGTGACGCAGTGGCGGATCGCCCCTCCGTTGAAGACGAAATGGCCAAGTTCAAGACGTTCGCGAGCACCGATGGCGATACGTCCGATGGGGCGCCACTTCCCGAGGAAAATGCAACCCTCGCGGCCCGTCAAGCACAGCGTGACCAGTCCAAAGCCGCCCAGGCGGCGGACGACAAGGTGCGTGCCGATACTGCTGCCAAGGCCGAGAAGGCTGCGGCCAAGCCGGTCGATCTGTCCACCGAGGAGGAAGACGCCGCAGTCGATGCGGCCGAGGCCACCAAGGGCGACACCTTGTCCGACGATGAAAGGGAGAAAGCCGTTGCCGACGCTATCGCCAAGAAGCAAACCGACGCCAAAGGCGGCTCCAAGCGAACCGTCCAGGACCGTATCAACAACTATCGGCGACAGGCTGGTGCTGCTGAGCGTCGCGCTGCTGTGTCTGAAGGCGAAAAAGCGGAGCTGCAACGCCGGCTCGCAGCCTATGAAGCGGGCACGCTTAAGCCTGCCACCACCGACACCAAGGTAGTTCCGTCTGCCGCCGGCAAGGAGCCCGATCCGAAGGACTTCGAGTTTGGCGAGCTGGACAGCAAGTTCATCCGCGCCCTCGCGCGTTACGAGGCCAAGCAGGAAGCCGAAGCCTACAAGCAGGAAACGGCCAAATCCAGCCAAGCGGCCCAGGCGCAGAGCAATCTTGACAACCTGCGCCGGCAGACCGATATTACACTGGAACATGGTAACGCCGAATTTGACGACTTCGAGGAAGTGGTCCTGGACGGCGCAAAGCAAGGAACCTGGGCGTGCTCGGCGCCGATGCTCCAACTGATTACCGAGAGCGAAGTAGGTCACAGGGTGGCCTATCATCTGGCAACCAACCCCAAAGAGGCTGCCAGAATTGCCGGTCTGTCCCCCCTTGGGCAGGCTGCTGCCTTTGGTCGCTTAGAAGCGAAGTTCTCGTCCGCGTCGTCGGACGCATCCACCCAGCAGGACACCACGCAAGTGGACCCGAAACGGGTGGCAAAGACGACAAAGGCCCCCGAACCCATCAAAACGATGAAAGGGGGAAGCGGCAGCAACCAAGTTGACGGCGCTACCCAGGACTTTAGAGCCTTCGAGGCCATGGCCCAGGCAAGCGCCCGTCGCAGATAAGGGAGTAACAGTCAATGGCCAACGCATTCCTCAACTCGCAGGTTTACGCGAACGTCATGCTGCTCCTGCTCAAGAACTCTCTTGTGTGGGGTCGGCTCGTGGACGGTCAGTTCAAGGACCAAGTGACCAATGAAAACGGACTGGCGATCAGCGTCAAGAAACCGCCCCGGTTCGTCGCAACCTCCGGCGCGTCCCTGAAGGCTCAGGACGTTGTGACCGGTTCGGTTCCGATCAGCGTCACGGAATACAAGAACGTCCACATTTCCATCGGCGACCTGGAATACGTCCAGTCGTTCAACGACTTGCTCAAGAACGAGACGTTGAAATCCGCCGCGGTCACCCTGGCCACGGACGTGGACAAGTTCATCTCGCGCCTGACCCTCGGCTTCCATAGTTGGGTGTCCGGTGGCAACACCGACGTAGCCGGCTCCGACGCACTGTCGAACGCGACGCTGCTCACGAAGTCGATCAACAAGCCGCAAGCCGCCTTCGCCGCCCCCACCCGCCTGATGGCGCAGGGCGTTCCGAATGCGAACATCAGCGGCGTGCTCGGCTACGGCGACGGCGAGCTGATCCGCGGCGCGTTGCTCTCCGACTTCACCCCCGATGTCAATCGGACGGCGCTCGAAAAGACCCGCATTCCGCTGATTTCCGAGGTGGACTGGTACTCGACGCAGCAAATCCCGACGCTCTCCACCGGTACCCGCACGCAGGGTAACGGCTCCAGCACCGGTTCGCAGGTGTCCGGCGCCAACCAGAACGTCAACTACCGCGACGTGAAGGGTTCGGGCCTGACGGCTGGCAACATCCAGACGTTGAACATCACGGGCACGACCGCCCAGACTATCGAAGCGGGCGCCGTGTTCACCATCGCGGGCGTCTATGCCTGGGATTGGCGTCAGCAAGTCAAGCTGCCGTACTTGCAGCAGTTCACTGTCCTCACGGCTGCCACGGTTGTCAGCTCGGCCGCGGCGCTCTCCATCACCCCGGCGATCATCGTCCAGGGCACGAGCGATGGGGTCAACACCTACGCCAACTCGGCCTTTGCGACCGTGGACAGCGTGCCGGCCGACAACGCCTACATCCAGTTCGCTGGTGCCCCGAGCATCAACGTCCCGGTTCGCAGCGTCTTCCACAAGCGTGCCCTCGCCCTCGTGTCGGCCCGCCTGGAAATGCCGTTCACTGGTGTGGCGTCGTTCGCCACCGATCCCGATACCGGCATTTCGATCCGGTACTGGAGAGGTTCGGACATCACGACCGGCCAGCATGTCCATCGTTGGGACATGATCTACGGCGGTGCGTGCATGGACACCGAGCTGGGTACGCGCCTGATTGGGCCGAACTCGTAATGTGACAAGACCAGGGCCTCTGCTGACGGCATGCCCTGGCCCTTCACTCTCACACAAGGAGTATCGACCATGGCCAACTCCCTTTGGGCAACGGCAGTACGATCCGGTCTAGCCGCCGAGCGTCCCACCACGCCCGACGTTCCCGACCATACCTTCGCGTTCTTCTACGCGACCGACACCAACACATTGACGCTTTGGAGCGGCTCGGCGTGGGTCAATCCATCAACTCTGTTCACGGTAGCCCTGGCGACCGCCGCCTCCTCAATCCCGGTTGTGACCTTCGCCACACTGCCGACGCCGACTACGGGCAAGGTAGTGATCGTCACGGACGCCTTCGCCGCCTATGCCAAGGGTGCAACCGTCGCCGCCGGAGCTGGCGCCTACGTGATCGCAGCCTTCTACAACGGAACCAATTGGGTGGCGTTCTAAGCCATCCTAGTGTAAGGTCTGAGGCGCTGCGCTGCTTAGTGTGGCGCCTCAATCATATGAGAAGGAGACACAGATGTCCAAAACCCCTGGCTTTCCAGCCTATTATTACAGCCCCGATGGCGAGGCGCGTATCTTCCAGTCGGCCGACGAAGTTCCCGAAGGCTGGACCACGAAGCATCCCGACCACCACATTGACGACAAGAAGCCCGAACCGGCTGCACCGCCTGTGGACAAGCTGACGCGCGAGGAAGTCATCGCTGCCCTCGTCAGCGGCGGTATCGAGTTCAAGAAAAATGCCGGCACCGCCGCGCTTGAGAAGCAGCTCCGCGAGTCGGCGATCGCCTACTTGACGGACAAAGATGGCGGACAGGTGAGCTTCCCGGCCGACATCTCCACGCGTAAATTACTGGCCCTTTTGCCGGCGACATCCGCGCCGCCCGCAGCCCAAGGCGAGCCCGAAACTCTGAAGGAGTAAGCCCATGACCTTGGCCAGCACCCTTGTGCAAGCAGCTTTCCGCGAAGGCAATCTGATTGACGCCGAAGCAGTTCCGACCGATGCGGAGCTGGCCGAGGGGCTGGCCAAGCTCAACCGCTACATCCACGGGGTGTTCGGCTATGAGATGGGCGAGCCCCTTCAGGATTGGCTTATCCCGGCCCCGCAGCGCACCGCCAGCGTGGCAGCCAACTTTCCGCAAATGCCCTTCCCGCTTGACGCCTCCGGCGTGATGTTGGGGTCGCCCTATGCCACCGATAGCAGCGCCATGATCTATCGCTATCCGCCCAAGAACACACGGATCGTGTGGGGCCAGAAGAACGAAACCGCATGGTTTCCCGAAGCCCCCGATGATGGCACGCGAATGGGCTTCTTCGTCGCGAGCGGCGAAAAGACCGGTGATGGACCCGACGCCACGTTGGTGATCGACGGCAATGGCCGACTAATTGACGGCGCCGAGACAGTGACGCTGACCGTCACGTCGGCGCCACAGGAATGGCTGTATCGCGGGGATACCGGTCGCTGGACCACGATTAAAGACATGCTGCTGACCGATCAGTGCCCCTTCCCACCCGAGCTGGACGATCTGTGGGTCTGTGCCCTGGCCATCCGCATGGCGCCCTCGTTCGAGAAAAAGGTGCATCCAGTGACGCAGGTGATGTTCACCGCCATGCTCAAAAAGCTCCAGGCGCGATACAGGCAGGCTGGCACCACGACCTACGGGTCTGGCAGCACCCCGCGTTCACTGCAAAGCACAGCCGCAGGAAGGTGGTGGTCCTGATGGTCAACATTCCTCTTGGTCAAGGCGCCTACAAGCGCATTTTTGCCGGCGAGCCTGAGGTGGTTCTGGAGAACCGCTATCTGGAGAAAAACATCACAAATTTGAGGGAGGGCAGCGCCTTACTGTCACGCTGCGGCACAACTCTGCTCAACACCTTCGGCGCCGGCAAAATTCGCCGGACGTTCTCGCGCCCCGGCTTCATGGGCGGTGACCTGTTCGTGGTGTCCGGCCCTGACCTTTACCGCTGGGACGGCACCACCAAGACGCACATTGGAGGCATCATCAACGGCACGGGCGTGCCCCAGATTGGTTGGATGAAGGGCATCGGCTACGAATATCTGTTCATCACGGACGGCCTTCTTCTCCAGTGGTATGGTGGTGGCACGCACGCGACTGGCACCCTGAAGTGGGACGCGGCGCATGCGATCACCACGCAAGTCATCAAGATCGGTACGACCTACTATGCCTGGAACACCGACGTGTCGTCCGCACTCGCCGATGGCAGCTCCGCGCACCCGTTCCTGGCCCTGCTGACCAATGATCCGCTCGGCTCCATGGCGAACCTGCTAAACTTCGCCGGCACGGCTGGGATCGACTACAGTCCCACGCTGGGAGGCCCGCGCACCGATCTTACGGCTGCGGCCAATGAGGCCACGGTCGCCACTGGCACGCTGACCGTAACGACGCCGATCACCAGCCAAGTTATTGAAATCAACGGCATTTATTACACCTGGGGCGCTATTGCGACCAACGATCAGGCCGGCACGGCCACCAACCCGTTCATCGCTGCGCTGGGAGACAACGATGCCATGGCGCTGACGAACATGGCCAAACTGATTAACTACAATGGAACGGCCGGTATCACCTACAACACGACCTATGTCACGGCTGCCGCAGCCGACGTTTCGGCGCTCTATACGGCCACCACATTGGACATTACCGCGCTGTCGGGCGGTGCCGCTGGCAACGAAATCACCACTACCGTCTACAGTGGCACCGGTGTGGCCTGGGGCGGCACGACGCTTTCCGGCGGTTCCGCGGCGATCAGTCGCATGATCCTGACTGCAATCAGCAACTACACCGACGCCAACAGCATCGCCACGACGATTGTCTCAGGCTCCTATTTGACCTGGAGCGCAGCCACAATGACCGGTGGCGGCACGCACGCGCTGAGCGGTGTCACTATGCCGGACGGCAAAGGTGCCAAGGCCTTGTCCTCCAGCGCCGGCTATGTGCTGGTGTCAGCCGCCAACTCGCAACAGTTCTTCTGGCTGAAGCCCGGAGCCATCGAAATTGATCCACTCGACTACGCCGAGAAGGAAAGCCACCCTGACAACATCGTTGACATGATGGAAGTCGGGGATCAGGTGCTCATTTCGGGCGGCGGCTCGACAGAAAACTGGTATGCCACAGGCAACGACGACGCCCCCTGGCTGCCGGTACAAGGCCGGGTTTATCAGCGCGGAGTTGTCGCAGGCACCATGTGTGCAGTGTCAGACTCGGTGATTTTCGTGGGCGACGATGGTGTTGTCTATTCGGTTGGTTACGGGTATGGTGAAAGCGCTCAATGGGGTGTTCACCGCATCAGTGACCACGGTATTGAGGAGCGCATCCGCATCCAGCGGCGCAGAGAAGCGGGGTTGTCGACATGAGCAACATTATTGTTGACGGATTTGGGCACTATGGCATTGGCACAGATAGAAAAACGCAGAACCGTGCCATCTCGGCTATGCTGTCCGGTCCCTACGCCGAAGTCAGCGACACTTCGCTAATTTCGACGCTGCCGTGGGATACCTCGAATTTGACGCCGTATCTTCGCGGTGGCCAAGGTGACAGCGCCCGGCGCGTGCTGCCCAGCACGAAAACCGTGTTAAATGTGTCTCTGCACTACGCCGCTGCATCCTTGCCTACTGGCAATTCGCGCCAAACTATCATCAGCTTTAGGGATTCCTCTAACCGCGATTTGGTGCGCTTAGTGGTTGAAACCACAGGGGCTTTGTCGCTGTACGACAAGGATAACAACCTGCTGGGTACCACTTCGCTGCCAGTCATTGTGGCGCAGACGGATACGTTCCTAGAAATGCACATTGACGTTACTTCGATCACGGCAGCCGCTTTTGTGCTTTACGTGAATGGCGGAGCTTCGCCCACCATCAACGCCAGTGGGCTAAGCATGCAAGGCTCGATTACGCCGTACGCCGCGGGAGGTGTCGCCCAATTCGCACTCAATGCTTCCGTAGCCGGCCCAGGCGCAAGCACAGGGTACGTGGCGCATTTGGTCGTGCGCGACACGGCCGGCACCCACAACAACTCATTCCCGCTGGGCGATCGCCGCGTGGCGACTTTGCAGGTAAATGCCGATGCACCCGCACAAGGCTGGGCTGCGCGACCGCGCAAGAAGTTTGGTGCTGGCATCCTGGACAACCGCTCTAGCCTAAATTCGTTAGGTTCAAACGCTGTGGGTGTCTCCGCCGACGCCGCCACGTCGCTCTACCTTGGCAATGGAGATTTCACGATAGAGGCCCAGGTGCGGTTCAACGCCCTGCCTTCAGGTTCAAACAAGGCCGTGATCTTTGGGCTGTGGGACGCCAACAACAACAAGCGCAGCTATCAGCTCTACATCGGCGGCCCGTCGCTGGAGAACGGCAACACGGTATTTGTGACGTCCACCGATGGCACTGCTACGACCGTCAGCGAAGTGTTCAGCTATCCGTGGGTGCCAGTGACTGGCCGCTGGTATCATGTGGCAGTCTCCCGCGCATCGGGGGAAACCATGTTTTTCGTGGATGGCGTCCAACTCGGATTACCGGCTACCGACGTCAGCACCTACTTTGCCGCTACTGCAACGGCCATCCTCGGCGGGGACTATGCCAGCAGCGGCGTTCGGCCCGACACTAGCTTGGATGGCTTCTTTGACGAATTTAGGCTCACAGCAGGCTACGCGCGCTACACAGGCGGATTTGTTGCGCCAACAGCGCCCTTTACGCGCGGGGCTGGTGATCCGCATTGGTCCAACGTTGTGTGGCTGAGCGGCTTTGAGTCCGGCATCGCTGACGAGTCGTCCTATGCACGCACGCTGACTGCGCAAGGCGGCGCCGTGGCGTCCACACCGAACGACGGCGTATTTAACTTCCAGTGTTTGCTGCCAGACACGGATGGCGGCCCGCGCGATGATACCTTCATTGAAGCCGCACTGCTCCCCGCCGCCGACATCATGACGCAATCCGGGATCCCAGCGAACAACGCGACGGTGACGGTTGGCACCTACGGTGCCGGCAACACGACTGCGGTTTATACCTGGAAAACGACGCTCACGGGTGCTGCCTTCGAGGTGCTGCGCGGCGTGACCATAAACGCGAGCCTGTCGAATTTGGCCGCGGCGATCAACCTCACAGCCGGCGCCGGTAGCACGTACGGCTCAGGCACGGTGGTAAACAACGACGTGACAGCAACACTTCTGCCGCTCGACCAGCTCCAGGTGACTGCCAATCAGGCGGGCACAGGCGGGAACTCCCTTGCGGCGGCTACCAGCGACGCAAATGCGTCCTGGGCTTCCGCGACGCTGACCGGGGGACTAGACATCCCTAGCTTCAGCGAATTTTTCTTTGAGCGTCCGCCGAGCAACACCACGGTGGTGGACTCGGTTACCCTGGTGACGCGCTCCTCGAAAACCGACGTTGGGACTTGCTTGGTGCAGGCTTCCTTCGTCGGTGCCCTCAATACGGCAGCAGATGGCGCTATCAACCCGATTACGACGGTCCCCACCTACTATCATGACACCTTCGAGACTGACCCAGATACAGGCGCCAGCCTAACGCCCACCACTATCGTCGGGGGGAGAGTGCGCCTAAATCGCACGGCTTGAGGATGACAGATGACAACCGCAGTTGGTGCACACGACTCGCAGACCGTCTCGCTCCTCGTCATGGGGGACGGCAGCAGTGCTGCGCTCCAAACGACGCAGGTTGTGGAGCTGGTGGTCTACGCTCCGCCCTCAACAAGGTACGCACGAACAGAGCAAGCTGTGGCGCTTTTGCCACTTACCCCAGGAGCTGACGTCATGGCGCGGGTCGAACAAGAGGTGCTGTTGGTGGTTTACACGTCGGGCACGCCCGATCAAAGCCGCTCGCAAGCATGGTGGTACGTGCAGGACGGCCACACCTTCTATGTCCTGAACATCGGCGAAGAGGGGACCTTCCTGTTCGACACTACGACGCAGCAGTGGTGCAAGTTCACCACCGCCGGCTACAACTTCTGGAACATGCAAAACGGGTGCATGTGGGGCAACCGCGTGGTGGCAGGTGACACAATCAGCTCGCTGGTGTGGGAATTTGACCCAACGACGACGTTGGATGACGGATGGCGCGATTTGGCGCACACTGTGACAGGCGCCATCGCCCTCCGCTCGCGCCAGGGCGTCGGCTGCGCAACCGTCCGCCTCACGGCTTCCGTAGGCATCTTGGACGAAGTGAATGGCGGAACGATAAGTCTCAGCTACAGCGACGACTGGGGCGACACTTGGAAGGCGCCGCGCACACTTAATTTGGCTGAAGCCGCCTATGGGTCTGAAATTGCATGGCGCAGCCTGGGCAGTTTTGCGTCGCCGGGACGCATATTCAAGATCACCGACGTGGGTGGCATTGTGCGCATTGATGCTGCTGCTGCCTACCTGAACAACTTCGATGACGACGCGATTGACAAGCAGACAGCCGCTGATGGGGATGCCTGATGGCGCAGAAGACCGTTGACCCACTAGACTGGCGATCGCCCATCGTGGACAAGGATGGCCGCCCCACCGTTGAATTTCAGCGCAAGTGGGCGCAACAGCATGGCGTGAATGACGATGTACCGTCTGATGCTACGAGCTTGTCGAAGGTGCTCGACTACTTGGGTACGAACATTGGTGCCTTCGTGATCCGCGGTGCTACGCTGTGGGGCCTGCTGGAGCCCTCCGCTGATGGCAAAATACTGCGCGATCGCGGGGTGGGAGCGACACCAATTTGGGATACCCTGTCGAATGTGATTGACAAAAATGTAGGCACGGCGCACGGCGCGCTAATTACGCGCGGCGCCGCCGCCTGGGAGCTGTTCGGGCCCGGCGCCACCGCAGGTTATCTGCTGTCGTCGCAGGGTGCGGGTGCTGACTTGCATTGGATCGCGCCGATAGCCGCGGCGAACCCCACAGTGATCGCCAGCGACACGGCGGTGAACGGCACGGCGACCACCTTCATGCGCTCCGACGCCGCACCAGCAATTCAGAAGGCCACGGCGTCCCTGTTCGGCATCATCAAGCCCGATGGCACCACCTGCACGGTAACGGCCGGCGTGCTGAGCGCTTCGGGCACCTCCTACACCCTGCCGACTGCCTCCACTTCTGTGCTCGGTGGCGTGAAGGTGGATGGCACGACCATCACCATCGCTTCGGGTGTCATCAGCTCGGCCAGCGGCTACACCCTGCCGACTGCCTCCACTTCTGTGCTCGGTGGCGTGAAGGTTGACGGAACCACGATCACTATTGCTTCGGGCGTCATCAGTGCATCCGGTGGCGGCAGTGGCAACACATACGGCCTCGGACTGCCCCTGGTGACCGGCGAAAGCTCCGGCGTAGCGGCGCTGATCGCTGACACCTTTGGTCGCACCATTGGGACACTCGACGGTAACTCGGCTTTTGCGCTGCTGTTTCCGCATGATGTCTTCGCCAGCCGTCCGGCACTCCTCTACGCGCCGACTGGTGGCTGCGCCGGCTTCCTTGCATCTGACACCGGGAAGTTTTACATCTGGACCGGCGCGGCCTATACTCTGCTTAATTAGGAGAACGTGATGACAGCGACAACTTTAATTACGGACTATTTCGGCCGCGGCGCACACTCCGCGCGCCCCGCTACGCCCAATGTTCCGGCCGGTGCCTGCGCCTTCTATTATGAGACGGACACGACCGACACGTTCGTTTGGAACGGCACGGCCTGGACACAAATGAACGCCAGTGGGGGCGGATCGACGCCAGCCGTAGTGCAGCAGTCCATCACCACACAGTCCAATGCTTCTACGGGGATCACTCTCGGCTCGGCGCCGACCAGCGGAAACCTGCTGCTGGCCATTGCCGCTTGTGGCCTGTTTTCCGATCAGACGGCCAACACGGGATGGACCAAAGTTGGTTACCTGCACAACGACCGCTTCACCAGTGTGCAGGATCAATATGCCTTGGTACAGCACTATTTCTACATGGGCGTGTATGCCAAGGTGGCTGGTGGCAGTGAAAGCACCACGCAGTCGCCCGTCACGAATACGGGAGCCGGCTGCATCGCAATGTGGGAGCTGTCGAATTGTTTCATAGGCGCTGGGGCTTCAGCACTGCCGGGCAGCAGCACGACGCAACAGACTGGTGGGTCACCCCTGGCAATCACCTATCACGACTACAAGGTGGGTCAGCTCACGATTGGCGCGTTCATGTCCGCCGACGCCGCCTCGCCCAGCGCCACCTCAAATCTGTCGAACGTGGCGAACACATCCGGTAATGGTTTTGGGGGCACCGCCTTCAACAACACTTCGACGGCCAAGGGGGATGTCACCGCGAGCATCACGCACACGGCGACGTGCTATATGATTGGCTGGTCAATTCCAGTGGGGTAACATGGACATTAACGAGTTTAATACGCTGCTCAACCACCCGTCTATCAAGCCGTATGTGCTACCGGGCATTACCGACCACTACGACGGATCGCAGTGGTTCTACAGTTTTGTAAATGTTATATATGGTGATGCACACGGCGGCGCGTTATTTGAGTACGACGCCCCCGGCATTTACCACGGGCATTATCTGTTCACGCCTGCGATCCGCGGCCGGGAGGCGCTGAAGCTCTCGCGCGAGTGGCTGAACGACATGTTTACAAATCACGGAGCGACGGATATATTCGGCTTAGTGCCCCGCGGTAATCGCGCCTCTCAGGTTATGACACGCGCTCTTGGCTTCAGCTTAGTTGGCACGAACGAGCTGGACAGATGCGGGCAGCCGTGCTTCAAGTACATTCTAACCAGGAGGTGACCATGGGTGGTCTAGTTAGCGCGAGCGGCAGCCATAACAGTTCCGACAGCCAATCGACTTCACAGTCCGGCAATCAGTCTTACGACTACCTGAAAAACGCGCTTGGAAGCACGGTTTCCAGCGGCGTCAACTCGGCTTCAACATACGCTGATGCGATCAATGGCGGCAGCGGCGCCGATGCGTCCTACAAGAAATATCAGGCTTCGACCGGGTTCCAGGATCAGCTCCAGCAGGGCTCCAATGCCGTGTCAGGACAATACGCCGCGAAGGGCGCGCTCAACAGCGGCGCCACGTTGAAGGCGCTGACCAAATACGGCAGCAACTTGGCGCAGCAGAATTACAGCAACTACCTCGGAAACTTGGCCACCTCGGCGGGTTTGGGGAACAGTGCGGCCAACACCATCAGCGGCGCCGGGCAGTATTCCAATTCGCAGTCCACCTCCAGCTCCAGCGGCACGAGCGGCAGCGTCGGGTTCTCCGATGCGCGGCTCAAGAACCTGGACGAGCCGCAGCACGATTACACGCTCGCCATCCGCAATTTGTGGGTGGGCGACTTCTCCTGGAGGGCCGATGGCACGCCGTCGTTCGGCATCATCGCCCAACAGGCTGCGCAGTTCATGCCTTACGGCGCCGGGCTGATCCCGCCCAGCGAGAACCAAGTCTTCTGGCGCGTGCAGAAAGAGCCGTTCGCGTGGCTGGCCTTGTGGGGTGTCAAGCAGCTCTACAACATCACCGACGACACCAACACGAAGCTGGCCGAGCTTCAGACCAAGCTCGACGCATTGCAGAAGCAGGTAGACGACTTGTTGGCGCGGTAAGGAGAACACAATGGCAGACGACACCACGGCAAGCCCCTCGACCAGCGCACCCACCCCGAATTATTGGGCGAGTATGCTGCTGCCCGGCTACGGCTATGCCTTTAAGAACTACCAGGACAGCACACAGGCGGCGATCACCAGCGCGCGTCAGACTGGCGCCTACAACGCGCTCGCGCAGCAGTATGGACCGGTGGCCGGTGACCCGGACGCGGCGATCAAGATGCAGGAATATGGCCAGCGCGAGCAGACGAACCCGATTGACGTGCAGCAGAAGCAAGCCACGCTCGCGGGCACAAACCTGGAGAACGCCGGGCGCGCGGAAACCAACTCCTACAACGCCCAGGCACACCCGCTCGAAATCGCGCAGAAGACCGAAGCGAACCGCGAGCAGCCCCTGCAATTCAATTCCGAGCAGCAGCAGCGCGCCGCCTCCACGGCCAGCATGCGCGCGACCGCCGCGCACACGGGTGTCGAGACGCAGACGGCGCAGTTTGCGCTCAATGAGCAGCAGGCGGCAGTCACCGCCCGCGTCGTCAATGCGCTGTCCGACGCACGCGACAAGGGCGCCGATCCATCTGCTACCTTCCAAAGCCTCGCGCCAGCACTGGTGCAGCAGGGTGTAATGACGAAGGAGCATGCTGTTTCCCTGGCGACGGCCATTCGCACTAACCCTGCCGTGATTGACCAACTGCCCCAGATGCTGGGCGGGATGGGCGTCAAGGGCATGACCATGGTGCCCTACTCTGACGATCCCCGGAAGACTATGGCAGTGCCCACAAGCGCCATGCCGAAGTCGCAGCCGGGCATCCAGTACACGATCAATCGCCAGACGGGCGCCATTGAGGGGCATCCGGTCAGCGGCACGCCGCAAGCGCTGAAGATGGCGCAAGGCGAGCTGAACGCCACCAAGACGGTCGAGGCCGCGCGGATGTCCTACACCACGGCGGAAACCTATGCCGACGCCGCGCACCAGAACATCCTGCACGCCCAGCAACTGGCCGACGCGGCCGGCATGAACGCCTACAATCCGCTCTATGGATCGAAGGCCAAGGAGTTGAAAAACACCTTGCAGTCGGTCGGCGCCGATGTCGTGAACAACATCATCAACAACTTCAAATCCAGCGCCGGGCCGGGTCAAGCCTCCGGTGTCGGCCGCATTATGCAGTCGGAAATCGCCCTGTGGCAGCACGCCTACGCCGCCGTTCAGGAGAGCAACACCCCGACCACGCTGCGCTACAATCTCGGACAGCTCGACCGGTCGTTGAGCCGGCTGCGTGCCGCGAACCAGCTCTACAACAAGAACGTCTATGGGTTTGATCCTCCCCAATCTGGGTCAACAGGCGGGCCACTTCCGGGCGGATTTACCAACGTGAGGAAAAAATAATGACCAAGACCTACACCGTAAAAGGCCCTGACGGCTCCGACTATTTGATCGACGGACCCGACAACGCGACACCGGCTCAGGTGGCCGCGGCTGCACAGGCGCACTTCCAAGGTAACTCCCAGGAAACGACCGACGCCGCCCAGCCGAACCACAACATGGTTCCGCCCGAAGTCGCCGCAGCTTCTGCCAATCAGCCCGGAAATACCATCGGGCAGGGCGTGGCCAAGGGCCTCGGAATGGGCTTGGCCGCGATGCACAGCTTCGAGAACATGGCCACGTTCGGCCAGGGCGACAAGGTAGCTGCCCAGCTATCGACGTGGCTTCAGCCGGTCGCCAAGGCCGTTGGACTTCGTGATGAAGCCCCCAAGGGCTATGGCGAGAACCTCGCCGACATCCGCCAGCAGTATGGCCAGTTGGAGAGCGACAATCCCGTGTCCAGCCTCACTGGTAGCGCCGCGGGTCTGTTCGGTGGTGGCAACCTGCTTGGGCTTGCCGGCAAAGGTGTGAAGACGGTGGCCGACGCTGCTGGCCTGGGCAAAGTCGCCCGCGTGACCGAGCGCCTGCTGACGCCCACGGCTGGTGCGCCGATCACCAACGCGCTCAAGAACGGGCTGGTTGGCGGTGGCTTGGCCGGTGGCATGTCTGCCGCCAATGGCGACGACGCTGGTGCGGTGCTGTTCAACACGGGCGTCGGCGCAGTTGCCAGCCCGGCTATCGGTTTCGCGGCCGACAAGGCTGCCCGGCTGTTCCAGGGTGCAAGTGGTAAGGCCATGCTGGCAGTGTCTCGCGCGCTGAAGATGGAGCCGGACGAGCTTCAGAAGCTCTACACCGATTTCTTCGCGCAGACTGGCGGCAAGAACCCCAGCATCGCCGAGCTGGCCAACTTCAAGTCCGAGACAACGCTGCGCAATCTGTCCGCGCAGAACGCCGACATTGGTGTCATGGCGAACCAAGCCGCACGCGGCAGCCAGACCCAGGCTCAGCAGCTCGACACGTCGGCCTCCGGTATCCCGCAGACCTACAAAGGCATCATCGACAATCGCAATGCGCGCATGGACCAGCTCATGGGTGGCCCGAAGCTGCCCGACACTGGCCTCCGCACGGCGGGCGCGCTGGGCAATCGGCCCGTGGCGACCTTTGACGAAATCCAGCAAATCCTCAATCGTCCTGGCTTGGCCATGGCCCGCGAGGATAATCCGCAGCTCAATCGCGCGCTGACCCGCGTGCTCGGCAACGGAAAGCCACAGTTTACGGTGGACGACTTCGACAGCCTACGCCAGTCGCTCGGCAAGACGGCCGACAGCCTCTATACCTCCAATTCCCAGATGGCCGAGGATGTCAAGCTGGTGCGCGATGCACTGACCAGTTTCGCCGGACAGCGCGTGCCGGAGTATGGGCAAGCCCTCGAAGGGTTCCGCCACGCCTCTGACTATGCCCGCGGCTTCAAGTTTGGTCGCAATGGCGGCAACGCTGGCGACGCAATGGGCGAAGTGTCCGCGTCGCTCGACCGTCACGCCGGCCAATTCGGTTTCGCGCACGGGCAGGCCCTGGCCAATTCCGAAGCGACGCTAAGTCGCATCTCGCCGACCAAGCTGCCGTCCCAGGACCCGAACCTTGCCCAGATGGGCGGGCAGGCGCTCCAGGCGGTCACGTCGGGCGCAGTCGGCTGGGCGCCCTCGGCTATCAATCACGCCATAAAAGCCATTCCTGGCGCGCATTTTGGACCGGAGACGCAGGCGGCTATCGGCCGGATGCTATTCGACAAGGACCCGCAAGTGGTGCAGCAAGGCATCGCCAACCTGCGCCGCGCCCGGATCAAGGACCAAGACATCCTGGACTTCGCTCAGCGCGTCGGTGGTTCGACCGGAGCGAACATCGCGCACGTCATGCAAGGTAACTAGCAATTGACAATTGGTCCGCCGAGCAGATAGTCTGCACACAACATGTAGAGGAGACACAAATGCTCGCCCAGCTTCAAGCCGCAGCCGATAAGCTCGTCCAGAACGCCCCCGTTATGACCTACGGAGGTACGGCGGGCGCGACCGTGTTTTACGGCTTGCACATTTCCGAGCTTGGTGTCATTGTGTCGGCGCTGGCTTCGATCTGCGGCGTGGGGCTCCAATTCTATCTGGCTTTCCGCACCATCCGCCAGCGCAAAGAGATTGCAAGTGAACTCGTGAAATCGACCGCGAATATCGCGGCAAAATTGGAGACCAAACACGATGACGAAGCCTCTAAGTAAGGCCGACTGCGTTGCGACCGCGAAAGCGTTCAACGCCGCCGAAGGTAATCTGACTGTCGCCGCTGCCGAGTTGGGCCTGCGGCGATCTTCATTTCAGGACCGGCTCGCGCGCACCCAGCAGCGGTATCCTGAGCTGATTAAGTCCTTCGAGGTATCGAAGGGCGGGCCGGCTCGCAAGGAGCCCAAGACGCTGGAGCAGGACGTGGAAGTCCACAAGGCCAAGTCCGAGGCCAGCTCCTATAAGTCTAAGCTGGGCGACGCCGTGAAGCAGCTCGCCGGCCTCCAACAGTCCCTCGCCGATCTTCGCTGGGCTGCCAAGATGCAATTCGAGCCGGCCGAGTGGACCCTGCCGACCCACAGCAACAAGAAGCGCGAGCACACCCCTGTGCTGATGACTTCGGACTTCCAGGTGGGCGAGGTTATCGACGCTAAGCTGGTCGAGACGGGCATCGGCTACAACTCGGAAATATTCCAGCGCCGCTATCGCCAGATGATCGACACCACGATCTATCTGTCGTTCCAGCACGCCGGGACCAACTGGACCTATCCGGGCATCATTTACCTGCGCGGCGGCGACAGCATCAGCAACGACATCCACGAGGAGCTGATGGTCACCAACGACTTGACGCCCTTGGAAGCCGTCCAGCTCTGCTTCGAGGAGGAGGCCGCGGGCATCCGCAAGCTGGCCGACGCCTTCGGCAAGGTGGACGTGAAGACCCCCGGCGCGGGCGGCAATCACGACCGCTGCACCCCGCATGGGAAGCCGTTCACCAAGCAGTTGGTGGGCCGCAACTTCGACGCCCTGATCGCCTTCATGCTCGGTCGCGAGTTTAAGGCGGACAAGCGCGTCACGTTCCAAACCAGTGACAGCTTCGACGTGCGGTTCCCGATCTATGGGGCGCACCACCTGCTGACACACGGCGACCGCATGGGCTCCAAGGGCGGGCAGGGCTTCGTTGGCCCGGCTGCCACGATCCTGCGCGGCGTCGCCAAGGTTATGGCGGAGCAGGCCACGCTGGGGCATCCCGTGGACTGCATCTGGCATGGTCATTTTCATTACGTCATGGACTTGCCGTTCGTTCACAGCAACGGGTGCATGCCTGGGTACAGCGAGTTTGCCAAGCAATGGCGCATGCGCCCCGATGACCCCAAGCAGACGCTGGCCTATTTCCATCCGGAACGCGGCATGGTTGACCTTAAGCCGTTGAACCTAAAAGGCGCATGATGTCTCTCGATGCGCAGCAAATGAAAGCATACCGGCACGCAACGGGTGTGTTCCGCGGCGTGCTCTGCCAGCGCTGCAATGTGCGGCTCGCCGCGTTGGAAGATGCAGACTTTGTAGCCGCCGCAGCAACCACTTACATAAAGGAGACAACATGACCAAGACATGGGGTAAGGACGCTGCGAAGCAGGCAGCGGCCACGCCGGCCGAAGAATATGATCCGGCCGAAGTCACTCGCGAGACACTGCGGGCTGGGGCCAACAACGGCGCCAACCGGCAGCTCTACACGCTTGTCGAGCGCGTCGAACGGTTGGAGGAGGAGAAATCCGCCCTGGCCGACGACATCAAGGAAGTCTACGCCGAGGCCAAGGGCACCGGGTTCGACACCAAGACCATCCGCAACGTGATCCGCCGTCGCAAGGCCGACGCAGCCGATCTTCAGGAAGCCGACGCGATGCTGACGCTCTACGAAGATGCGGTGAAGGAAGCCCAGGCGGCTGCGCTGCGCACCGCGGAGCCGGACGGAGAATGAGCTATCCCAAGGGACTATCGCCGATACCGGGATCAGGGGCAACCTCTGGCAGCAAATCGCTGCGCCCCTGCTCCGACGTTTCGGTAGCCGCGTCCCTACAGACAGCGCTGGAGGAGGTGGCACTTGAAGTACGCAATGCCACCTCCAATTGGCCACCCATGAACTCCATGCACGAAGCTTACGCTGTGCTGCTGGAGGAAGTGGACGAGCTGTGGGATCACGTCAAAACCAAGCAACGCAACCGCGATCTAGTCGCCGCCCGCAAGGAGGCAATGCAGGTGGCCGCAATGGCTGTCCGCTTCATGCTGGACGTGTGCAACGAGGAAAGGGGCCGCAAATGAGCCTGATCTATCTCGCTGGGCCAATGTCCGGCAAGCCGTTTTTCAACTTCGACGCCTTCTTCAAATACGAGGAGCACCTGCAAAACCTCGGTTGGAAGGTGTGGAGCCCTGCACGCAACGACATCGCCAAGCATGGCGAGTTTTACAAGCTCTGCCCGACCGGCTCGCATGCCGAGCTGGACGCTACCGGCGTGGTGCTCAACTACCGCACCGCCATGACGGACGACTGCGCCATGATCCTCGGTGGCCAAATCACGGCAATCGCCCTCATGCCGGGTTGGGAGAAGTCGAAGGGTGCCCACGTCGAGTATGCCCTGGCAAAGTGCCTCGACTTGGAAATCATCTATTTGCCGGAAATAGAGGTGGTCAATGGCTGAACCAACAGCGGAGCAGAAGGAATACCTCGACCACCTGCTTTGGCGCGTGAAGGTCGGCCTACCCTGGATACCCAGCAGCCAATTCGACTGCGCATGCTGGATGGCCAGTGAATTTCGCAAGCAGTTTCATCAACAAATGGAGGCCCACATGGGTGGATTAGCAGGATCGGGCGGCGGTGAAGACGCCGGCTCGAATAAAGCCAAGACGATGGACCAACTGAACGCCGGGGAGCGCAAGGATCGCCCCATTGCGACCGGTGTGTTCGACTACTTCCCCGACGCGCTGCTCGAAGTAGCCGCCGTCTCCAAGGCCGGCAACGACCAGCACAACCCCGGCCAGCCGCTGCATTGGGCGCAGCACAAGAGCACGGATCACGCCGACTGCGTGGGCCGGCACCTGCTCCAGCGCGGAACGCGTGACACGGACGGCAAGCGGCACAGCGCCAAGATGGCGTGGCGTGCCTTGGCGCTGCTCCAGACGGAAATCAAGGCCGAGCAGGCAGGCTTGACGGTCGCGCAGTATATCGCGAACCTGATCGCCGAAGCTGCCGCCACAGAGCGGGGAGCGGACTATGAGCGGTAATTTCCTCCAGCCCAGCCCGTGGCTGTTCAACTTCATCAAGCGCGGCGGCAACGGGGTCATTGACGGCAAGAAGGTGAATTTCTGGGGCGAAGGCTTCAGGCCCACGGCCTACGACGACGGCCGAGGTGTCTGGACCATCGCCTGGGGTCACACCAATGGCGTCAAGCCGGGCGACACCTGCACGACCGATCAGGGCGACGCTTGGCTGCACACCGACATCCAGTCGGCCGTGCATGCCGTCAACCAGCATGTGCTCGTGCCGCTCACGCAGAACCAGTTCGACGCCCTGGTGTCGCTGGTGTTCAACTGCGGCCCCGATCCCCTCCACAAGACGCTCGGCAGGTTCCTGAACGCCGGACGTTACAAGGACGCGGCCGACCAAATCCTGGCGTGGAAAAACGCTGGGAAGATGAAGGGCTGCCTGCTCGACCGCCGCAAGCTGGAGCGGTTTAGGTTCCTGACACCTTAAAACTGATGTCTTAAACGTCTAAGCCCGCCAGAAGCCCTACGAGGGTAGCTGGCGGGCTTCTTTTTGCCGGATAGGGGCGTGCCAGACGAAGGCAGCTCGGGTATCCCTGCCTCACGTCACGGGGTGGCTTTGTCGTTCTGGCAATTCGCCTGGACGTATCCCCGGAAACCGTTGAAGTCGTCCACGTCGAGCTTGTGCTGACCACGTTCCTGGGTGGCAGCCTCGGCGAATGCCTTGGACTTGGTGCCGGCCGGCAGATCGGGGCCGACCTTCTTCGTCACGTCGTACTGCGCCGGGATTTCACACCCGCCGAGCACATTGGTGGTGGTACAGCCGCCGAGCAGGATCGCAAGCGCAGTGGCCGCGGCGATGAAGCACGATAGGCCAAGGTCGAGTTTGAAGTTGTAGCGCATGGTCAGTGCCCCGCTTTGTTGAAGGCGTCGAGCACCGCCGGGTCCAGCTCAGGATCGGCCGGGCAGATCGCCGGGTTGTTGAGGAAGATGGTTTTGGTGTCGTGGATCACCTGCACTTGCTGGCCGGTGTTCGCCTGCGTGGCGGCGCCTTGCGTGGCAGCCGCGTGGCTGGTGTTGACCGCGACGCCATGCTGCGCCACGTCCTGCTTGTGCTGCGCGGCGGCGGCTTTGTTGGCAGCGGATAGCGCGGCGCTTTCATACTGGCCAACGGCCAGGAAGTAGCCGGAGCCGATACCCGCGGCGAAGCCAATGCCAAGAGCGATGGCGAGGCCCTTAATGTTGAACAGGCTGGTCAAGTTCATCGGTGTTCTCCTTCTGGTCGATTACACGACCGATTGCGGCGGCGAGCATGCACACCAGGGCGAAGTCGGACAGAGCCGTCAGCACCCAGGGCTGCACATATTGCGACATCGGGGTTGCGCCTACTGCCACGACGATACCTTGCACGGCGCCACCAATTGCCAGGAAGCGGATCGACAGCCAACGGTGGCAGCGCTTCCAATCGTCCACGAGTTTAAGTCCGAACATGGCTGTAGTCTCCTATTATGCGAAAGCGCCGGAGCATAAACCCCGGCGCCTCACTATGTCAATGTGACGCGGCTTAGAAGACCACCGCGCCGAGGATAAAGCCGATCACGAACAGCGCCACGCCGTGCCATTTTATGACAAACGCCTTGGCGATGGCAAAATCGGCTTCGACCTTGATTTCGGTCGCCTTGAAATAGTCGTCGTACTTGCCCATGGGCTGTACCTCCTGCTTGGGTTTAGTGGTGGGGTCGTAGTGAGACTACGCCTCGCGCACCCAGGCAAGCAAGTCCTTGGCCATTTCGATCCCCTCCTCCAGACTGGTCTGGCTTTCACCGCCGAACACCAGTTTCAGTATTTCCGTCTTGGCGTGGATCAGCGCGGCGTCCACGGCCGAATTGTCAATCCACGGAGGGGCGACTTCATTGGTGGCGGCGACCGGCTCGGGCTCGACCGTCTGCGTCGTGGTAGCAGCCGCACCGCGCGGCTTGCGGGTCTTCTTGGTCTCGACCGGCGCAGGTTCGGCGCCTTGACCCATTGGCAGCTCGGGCTCTTGGCCGTTCAGCGCGGCTTGGATGGCAGGCGAGAAGGCAGCCTGGGCTTCCTCGGCGGTCGCATCCGTTCCGGTATCGACAACGCCGGTCGTGATGGCTTCGGCGATCCGCTCGCGCTGCTGGGCTTCGGCCGGGTCCACGGTTTGGACCTTACCGCCCCATCCCTTGGGCGCTGCACCGGTTTGTGGCTGCGGCGCGGCGGCGGGTTGTTGCACGGGCACGTGGGCCGCGGCACCAGCTCCGCCCCATCCCTTGGGCGCTGCACCGGTCGTGGCTGCCGGCCGCGCCGCCGGCTGACGGGGTTGCTGCGCGGCCGCGGGCGCGGCGGGCGCTGCATTCGGCTTGGAAAGTCTCATAATACTCATGGGTGTGTTGTCTCCTTCAGTTGTCGTCACCGTCGTATCCCCGGCGGTCGGGCTATCTTCGTCACGAAGAATTTCAGC